ATCCGATGTGAACGAGCTGAAGGAGCTGGTCGAATACCTGCAAGACCGGATCAAGCTGATGAATAGTACTGGTGACGAGCTGCTTGAGTGGCTGAAGGACGGTACCATTTCCGACTCAAACTATCGGTTGCTGGCCAACGCATGGCAGCGAGCAAAGGAGAACAAGCCATGAGTGAATCCGAAAAGACAATTCAAGAGCAATGCTACGGCACTTGTTGGGGCGCACAGCAACGGATTGACGAGCTAACCCAGCAGCTCAACGCAGCAAACGAGCGAATCAAGCGGTTGGAGAGCGTAGAAAACATCCATGCCGCTGTTCTAAATGCCATCGACAACTGGATTCAGCAGCGCAAAGCCAAGGAGGCCAAGCTGTGACACTTGAAGAACGAATCCTAGAGGTGGCTGACAGATCATATTGGTACGACTCCCGCGAACTCCGCGCAATCGCTCTCGAAGTCCGGAAGCGGGAGGATCGGATCAAGCAACTGGAGGACCGCATTGATCGAGCGTCGAAAGCGTTCTTCAACGACGGCTCAGACGGACATATTGCGAGTCAAATGCTTCAGATTCTGGAGGAGGAGAGGGGGCAGAAATGAACGTCGCGTTCGTTTACAAGCACAAGATGACCAGCGAGGTGCTTGTGGTGGACATCGACCGCGCACGCGAACTCGACGCAGCCAGACCGTATTGGCAGCACGTTTCAACCGTAAATCCAATCTGCATCCTGCAACTCATCGTCAAAGCGAAGGGGAGAGCTAGGACAAAGATCATCAAAGAACTAAGCGAGAAACCATGAAACCCAAAAAGAAGAACACAGTAATCACCATCGACGCAGCACTCCACGAAGAGGTTCGCAAGTATTGCGAAGAGAACGGAGTCAAGATCGGCTTTCTCGCCACTCAGGCGTTGCGAAAGCTGCTGAATGAGAAGTGTGTCACGACGCAAGTAACGCACTCCTTATCGGCAGAAGCTAACGCTTGACGGCGAAGCCTCCCGTGTGGGCGGCACAATACCCTTCGCTCGCTATGAAGCAGTGGGCGGAGGGGCAAATTTCATAAAACTATGAATCTGAGAGACTACCAAAAGAACGCAGTAGAGTGGGCCAAAACTAGCGACGGCCTGATCATCGCACCGGCTGGCAGCGGCAAGACATGGATTGCCGCGAGCATCATCAAGGACTACAGGTTGCTTGAATTGAAATTCAAAATTGGCTGGATTGCGCCGACCCGCGAAACATGCCAGCAAGCACGGACATCACTACGAGTTGCTGGAATTTCTGATGATGATGTAGAGATTCGTTGTCCACACGAATCCGTGGACTTCAGCGACAAGGACATGCTGATCGTTGACGAAGCGAAGCATAGCCCTGCTGCCGGATGGCGCAGAATCATCGAGTCATGCAAAGGATTCCGCTACGGCTTCGATGCTACTCCTTGGGGCGATGACGAAGACCGTAACACGGTAACGCGAACGCTCTTCCGCAATCGAACCTACGAAATCAAGCGAAGCGACATCGGCGATTCATTGGCCGACGCTTACCTGCACCTCTCCGACGCCACCGACCTGAATCTGAAGCAGAAGATCGACGACAACATCGACCGGCTTTTTGTAACAAGACGGCGGTACATGCGGATAAGTGATGACGAATTAAAACGTATGTGCGCTTGGGAATCCTTGGTGGACATCGGAATCTGCCAGAACCGAGACAGGAATGCGTACGCCGTCGATTACGCGCTTGAGCATCTGGACATGCAGACGCTCATCCTCATCCCACGCATCACGCTAGGAGAGGAATACGAGGCGGCGATTCCACGTTCGCTCCTTGTCCACTCCAAGATCGGCAAGAAGCAGCGCAAGGCGGCGATGGAGGAGTTCAAAGCCGGAAACCTGCGAACCATGATTGCCACCAGTCTGGCCGACGAAGGACTTGATTTGCCGAACGTGGAACTGCTGATCATGGTCAGCGGAGGCCGGTCATCGCAGAAGACGATCCAGCGAGCGAGCCGCGCATTGCGGAAAACAGATTCCAAAAACTGTGCGACAATTCTGGACTTTTCTGACAGGTTCCATCCCATCGGTGCATACCACGCGAAGAAGCGAATGGAATGCTACCGCCAACTAGGTTGCGTCTTCCAATGAGTGCATCAATTACCACAGCAAATGAAACAGCCACGCCTACAGAGAACGTAGTTCTTCTCATCGGAGAGCTGCGCGGAATCAGCCGCAAAACAGAAACCAAGAGCGGCGCATTGATGGTCCGAAGGGTTATCTCAATCGCTCGCCATTGGACCGATGCTGATGGCCGATTCCACGAAGACTACGATGATTTTGAACTTTCATCATGGGGACAGGTGGCTGAGAAATTTCTCGAAATCGAGAATGGCGCGCTGGTGCGTGTCAAAGGCCGTGTAAAAGTCGAGAAATGGTCAGAAGGTGGCGATACGAAAAGTGCGGTTCGAATCGCTGCGGAACAGATAACCGTGCTGTGTTACTAATCCAATGAAAGCATCCAATAAACCAATCGTAGCCGTAGATCCTGGCGTTAGCGGGGGATTCGCGGTCAATACACCGGACGGCATTATCCTGCTGTCCATGCCGGAATCGCTGCCGGAAATCTGCGCGCTGATTAATCAGCTAAAGGTAGCCAACTCAGAGTTATGGATCGAGGAGCTTCCACTGTTCGTGTCTCCCATGACGAAAAGCTCGTCGATGGCTGTGCTTCACAGAAACCTTGGTCGAGTTGAGGCTGCTGCATACGCGTACGGATACGCTCTTCACAGAGCAGCTCCAAAAGTGTGGCAGGCTCCTCTAGGACTCGGCGGGAAAGCATCGTGCAAAGATCATTCGGAATGGAAGCGAAAGCTCAAGGCGAAGGCGCAGGAATTGTATCCTCATCTGGACGTAACCCTGAAGAACTGCGACGCGCTTCTGATCCTTCACTATGCCCTAGGAGGTGGCAGATGATCCGCAGGTCGAGCCGTCCTCCATCACCAGACGAACTCAAGCAGCTCCTCATCGCCACGTTCTGCGCTGGCATGGTTATCACCGCTGCGTACTTCATTCTCTTCGTCGTCAAATGAGCGAACCTACCAAGCCGCTCGCTCAAGAAACCGACATCGAAACCCTGCGCCATGCCGTCGAGGAATACCAATGGTTGGCCAAGGTTCTCTTCAAATCTCTCGGGTGCGGATGCAATGCAGGTCATGACCTGTGCTGGAACTGCACCCAAGCTGAGCGACACTACAAACTAACAACCGAGACATACAAATGAGCATTAACAAAATACCGACAGTCCGAGTGGCAGACGCAGACGAATCGACCCCAAGGATCGACTTCGCCTACATCGACCGAAAGTACAAGGAATGGCTGATCCGCCGTGGATTCGCCAATGAAATTGGAACCGAAATGGGAATGCGCCGAGCAGGCGGACGACGCGGCAAACGAATCGAACCCGATGAAATCTGAAATCACGCGACAACAGTTGTTGAAGGAAGCCCCTCAGTTGATCGAGTATGCCCTTCTTCGCGGTTGGATGAGCAGGCCGAAGCCCCAGCAAAACGTGGATGGAGTCTGGCATTCGAGCGGTTCAGGCCATCTCGACGATGCAACCGAAGATGAGATACAAGAACTTAGGAAACAGCTCGGTGCAGGTTGAACTCCTCTCCGACGACGTAGAGATACGAATCGGAGAAACCAAGTGGTCTGGAGTTGTCTACATGCGGGAAGGCAAACGAAAGCTCTACGTTCGAACAAAGGCTGAATTCAATGCCAAGTTCGCGCTGATAGATGCGAAGCCCTAGCCATTACATCGCCGCACAAGAGCAGCTCTTTGCGAAGTTCAAGTCTCGCTCCATACCCATCCAACAGTGGAGCAAGTACCTGATGACTCCCAAAGAGCTGGCTCTCCTTTTTCAGAAGCTGGAGAAATCAAATTCTGTTCTTCAAGACATCGCCAAGACTGACCTTGGTAAGTCCGGGGAACTCGCGAGAAAACAACTTGGAATCGAATGAGCAATTCAAATATCGACCGTGCGCGAGCATGGCTTCGCAACACCCCCGGTGCCGTCAGCGGCCAGGGTGGCCATAACGCAACCTTCGCAGTAGCCACCGCTCTGGTGCATGGCTTCGAGCTATCGCATGGCGACGCCGAGACTCTGCTGCATGAGTACAACGCGAAATGTCTCCCACCGTGGAAGCCGAACGACTTGGTTCATAAGCTAAACGAGGCGTTTAGAGTTTCTCACGACAAGCCGAAGGGATGGCTTCTATCAGCACAAAGCGGAACGCCCGTATCAACGACCGGCAAGTTTATCGTCCAGAAGATCCAAGCAATTCCGCAACCGGAATGCAGATTTACAACCATCGACTTTCTTAAAGCCTGCTTCGAGCCGGACGAAGTTGTCTGCATCTGCAACGACATCATCTGCGACGAGGAGGGTAAGGGTAGGCCAGCGTCCAAAGGTACGTTCCTCAAGCGCGACGAATGGATTGAGAAGCATTTCACGCCGCCCATAAGTTCCATGTGGAACGGTCCTGATAGCCGTGGCGCGTATGTCCGAGTGAATCCGTGTCTCGATGAAACCGGATCGGACTCTGGCGTGTCAGCATTCCGCCATGTGCTGGTCGAGATGGATGAGAAGACGAAGGACGAGCAATGGACGATCCTGAAGGATTCAAAGCTGCCGCTATCCGTCGTCATCGATTCCGGTGGCAAGAGTCTGCACGGCTGGGTGCGCGTCGAAGCGGCTAACAAGGAGGAGTGGAACGAGCGTCGCGATGTTGTTTATCGCCATCTGGAAGCTCTCGGCATCGATCCAAAGAACAAGAACGCGAGCAGGTTCAGTCGGTTAGCCGGTGTCATGCGCGATGGCAATGAGCAGAGGCTTGTCGCCATCAATGTGGGCGTCGTGAACTGGGATGCGTTCACGGACTATCTGGAGTCTCAGGACATGCCTCAGGAGTTCCCGCTCCAGAGCATCATCGATTACGATCCTGAGAACGACCCTGACAACCTGATCGGCGACAGATGGATTCGACGCGGCTCATCGATGCTCTTTGTCGGTCAGAGCGGATGCGGTAAAAGCTCGATGGCGTTCTATCAAGGACTCAGGTGGGCCATAGGTTCGGATTGGTTCGGATGTCAGCCGGTACGACCGCTCAAGGTGGCCTACGTCCAAGCTGAAAATGATATCGCCGATCAGCACGATGCGCTGAAAGGAGCCGCGCAGATGGTCTTCGGAAGCGATTGGCGGAACGGATTGCGCCGTGCGGACATGCTCTTCTTCCGCGAGGCAGTTCGAACCGGCGCGGAGTTCACGACCATGCTGCGTCGTCTTATCCGCAAGACGAAGGTGGATATCGTCTACATCGACCCTTTGCTCTCCTACATCGGCGGCAATCCATCGGACATCGAGGTCTGCGCGAACTTCACGCGGCACTTGCTTCAGCCGATTATGATGGAGACAGGAGTCGTCATCGTGCTGGTTCATCACTTCCCCAAGCCGAAGGGTAAGGACGACAAACCGGAGAGCGTGGCAGATATGGCCTACTCAGGATTCGGATCGTCTGACCTGACCAACTGGGCAAGAGAGGTGATTGTCCTGAAGGAGGTTGGATTCAATCAGCCGCGACGCTTCATGCTGGGAATGGCGAAGCGCGGAGACAGGTCAGGATTGAAGGACAAGAACGGAAACAAAACCGGCTCCATCGTCATTCAACGTGGAGTCGGTACGATATCCTGGGACTACGCGCCGCCCGAGCAGTTCGTAGTCGATAAATCCGCAGCCAAGAAGCCGTGGGGCGGACGACCTAGGCGTTAGCCTTTTCGCGTTCGGCGCGGCGACGGCCTTTCGCAGCGAGCGATTGGAACTTTGCCTTGCCGAGCTTTTTGCGTCCAATGAAGGCGGCCAAAGCGCGAGGCTCTCTCACACCCTTCTTCTCAAGCTCGCCGATGAGCTTCTCGTAACGTCCGCCACCACCAAGTTTCATCTTGTCCATATCAGTTAGAATGAGTTGTTACCGACGAAATCACCACGCAGCGCAGCTCCAATACTTAGGCGTCGTCTTGTCCTTAGCCTCCGCGCAGTTATGCCGCGCGCGGAAGTTCTTCCGACGCTCAGGATTGTCGCGTTTGATTTCCATGTTCGGATCGCCGAAGCGAACCTTGATGAGGTTTCCGCTGTCGTTCTTAACGTAGACAGCACTCTTCTTCCGCTCACCCGGCGTGTAGAAGGGCTTGTTGAGCGTCACCTTCTTGCCCTGGTAGCGATTACCTTTCTTGGAGAGGGAGGTTTTCATTAGTCGCGGCGACGAGATTGACGGCGCATTTCTTGAAGCTGCTTCTCTTCAGACTGGCCTTCTTCCATCTGCATCATGGCTCGGTCAGTTTCGAGCTTCAGCATTCTCGACCAGTTTCGATTGAACAAATCGATCTGCTCCTTGGAAAGCTGGCTGATCGGTGTGGTGACAGTTTTGACGTAGGTTGGCGACTGAAGCATTCGGCCCACAGCGGATTCGCCGGAAACTCCGATTGCATTGAGAATCATCCTTCTTCCCATGAACCCCGCCATTCCAGCCCCAACGGCTCCAGTTAGTACGGGACTGCTTGTTGCCAAGTACGTCGCGCCAGTCACCAATGTTGGTAAGATCGACTTTGAAACAAGGCTTTCGCTATCCTTCGATGCAACAGCCAACTGATCCGCAATCATGCTGATCTTGTCCACGCCTCCAGCACCGAACAGCTCGTTTACAAGCGCGTTGTACTCTCCCGGCTTTTCGCCACCAGCAATCAACGCCTTCATCTTGTTCGTGTCGATGGACTTCTTTCCATCAACAAACGAGTCTTTGACGATACGACCGAGGACAATGTTCTGAGCATCAGCCAAAAGGTCTGGCCGACTTTCCTTGAGAATCTTCGTGAACTCCTCAGCTCTCTTGACCGGATAAACGCCGCCACCCTTGGACTTGAGGAAATCTACAATGTTTCCGGCAGGGATGTTTCCATAGAGTTCACCACCCCTGATGGCAGAAGCGACAACCTGCTGGAAGTCTGTGGCAGCCTTTGATTGTTCCGTGACGTAATCGTTCAACTCCCTAAGCATTGTGTTTGCATCAGGGTTTGAGGCGATTTGCTTCAGAACATCATCATCAATGACGACGCCCTTTTTAACCTTGGACTTGATGTCAGAAAGCAGGCTGATGATTTCCTTTTGAGCCTCAACATCCTCTCCGGGTTGCGCCAGAATCCCCTTAAATCCACGCTCTTCATTCTTCTTCTGAAAAGCAGCTAGACGCTTTTTGACATCAGCAACTTCCTCTTGGTTTTTCTTCAGACGAGTTTCAGCTCCAGTGATGCGATTGGATACGTCAGTTTCAAGCAGATTTGACTTTGAAGTCAGCTCTTCAAGACTCGACTTGAGCTTCTCCTCCTCCTTGAGGATCGAAGTGTATTTTGATGCTACATCTTGAATCTGGCCAAGGCTCGGGAAGAACTCGTTGGCCACTTCCTTTTGAAGCTGTTTCGCTTTGCCAGTTTTTGCTTCGGTTAGAGTGTTGAGAAACTCAACCGGATTCTTTCCTCGAATCTGATTGTAGATGTAGTCAGACAAGGCTGGCTTAACATTGGTTTCCCAAGATTCACCAGACATATCTTTCAATGCCGCTAAAACCAAAGCTCCATTGGAGCCGGTAATTGAAGAGATAGCCTGTGGCGCACCTCCAGCTTCTCCAATTCCACGCAAAATCTTATCAATGTAACCGCCTTTGAAGCGGCTGATTCCTTCCGCGTACGACTTGTTTTGGGCGGCAAGCGCATCTCGAAGCTCTGGATTAGCGTCGAACGCCGCAGTCATCTGCTCGTTGATCTTGTTGAGCTTTTCCCAGCTCTCAAAGAATCCTTGTTGAACCGGAGCGTTGAAATCAAACAGTCGGTAAATTTGAGAACGCAGCTTTCGAAGGTCTTCTAAGCTCTTGGTTTCAAGAACTGGATTCCCATCTTTGTCCACCTTTCCAAAATCAACCTCGACAGTTGTCGCTTTGAGGTCAGGTCTGATTTTTGCGAAACCTTGTTCTTGAGCATCTTCAAACAGCTTCCGCTGCTTGTTTCCCTCGGCACCTACAAGCAATCCAGTTTCAAATGATGATACCGGCTTTGCGCTAACAAACCGCTCATCAAAACCTTCCTCGATTTTCTTTATCTGATCTTGAAACCCAGCAATCTGCCCTTCTATCCGGGTGCGATTGGCAACGTCTTCAGCTCCAAGCTGCGCTCTCTGATTGCTCAAGCGAACAATCTCATCTTGAAGATCTTGAGATTCCACCTGAAGACGGCGTTCTGCATTACGGGCAAAAGCAAGCGCACGGCGATTTCGCTCATCCTTAAACCCGGCAGTCTTCCTGATGGAATCATCGACCTTGCGAGTTGCCTGCTCAGTCAGTGCATCAGCTTGGCGTACAACCGACTCAACAACGGCTGGATTTATGTCGGTTTTACCAGAAATCCTTTCAAGCTCGCCAACGATGGCTTGGGTTAAATCATCGCCGGAAAGACCAGACCGACGACCTTGAATTACCGACTGCTCCAGAACCGACTGAACGGTGTCCTGAAAGTTTTGAACATCCTGAGGAGACGACCCTGAGAATGCTGGATTGTAGAACGTGTCAGCAACCTGACGGGAAAGTGCAGGGTCGATGCCAGCAGCATTCCCAAGTTCCTGACGAATCAGGCTTGCGCGGTCTTCCAGAAACTTCTGGGTGAACGGACGCTGCATCTCACCGGCAAAAGCAGCAGGAAACTTACTGACCGACGGTGCGCCAGAAACCGCTCTTCCAAATGCACCAGCACCTCGAACAGTCGTAGAAATAGCGGGAAACAAAACGCTTCCCATCGCGGTACGCAAAGCCATCTCTCCCCCGGTAACATCCTCACCAAGAGATTCGACTCCAGCTTGAGCGAGAGATGTCCTACCGCCAACCAAAGCCTCTTTCCTGAGCTGTGCGCCAAGTGTTGCTTGTTGAGGAACACCAGTTTCGCTGGTTAGCAAACGACGAATGCCCGTTCCGGTTCCGGGCTTTGCGATTCCAAGAGTTGGAATGCCGGAGGCAGCAATCTGCGCCGGACGCATCTTCTCAGGCTCTAACGTCTGAGCAAGAAGTTCAGATCCAAGGCTGATTGCCGCTTCTCCAGCAGCCATTTGACCACCAGGAAGGAATGCTGCGGCTAGTGGCCCACCGTATCGAACCGTGTTGGCCGCAACCTTCCTCGCTCTTTTGCCTTCGTAATCTGCGAGGAACGACCGTTCCTTGTCGGTGAAATCCTCGTCGGGCAGCGGCTCGTAATTGCCAGCCACAAACTTCTGGAATTTACGCGCGCTGTCAGGACCGAGGTAAAAGTCAGCCTGCTGAACAATCGGATCTTGAGACTGAAATCGCTGCGCGCCTTTAAGGTCTGATCCTTTTACAGCTTTTTGAACCGCTTCCATAGAGCCGATTGGCGGCTCTTCTGGGACAAAAGGCTTCGAAGGATCAAAACCGCTTGCAACCGAAGTTTTGGATTCCTCTACAACTTCAAAAGGCTGATTAGGATCGAATGGCATAATTATTGAGCAACCTCAACGTAGGTGTTGGTTGTTTCGTCCAGTTCGTAAATTTTCCCACCCTGCCTAACACGCTTTGGACCTTGAGCAGCGGTGGTGGCAGGTTGAGTTTGAGTATCAACACCCAAAACCTCATCCGCTCTACGTTCAAGTTCGTTGACGTAAGCTCCGTATTGCGGGTTGGAAGTGATTCCCTGCATCCTCAGCTTCTCAACGCGGTCTTTGATTGAGCGAGCGGTGATTTTTTTGAACGTGTCGATGCGGTTAGAGAAACCAACGTCTGTCGGTTTTCCGATTGAAGACGTAACTCGATCAACTTCAGTTTTGGTCAACGCCTTACCACCGCGTTTGAACAACGCGCCAGTTCGCATATTTTCGTAAAACTGATTTACGGTTTTCTCGGGCAGTGAACCGCCAAACACTTCACCAGCTTTCACCTTGATGTTGAATGCTGGACCGAAAATGTCCTGACTGAGATAAGGCTCAAGCGGCTTAATACCGTTAAGAACAGCCTCGGAAAACTCAAGTTCGTCCAGATCGAGTTTTGTAGGCGCAGGAAGTTTTCCACCCAACTCTGCTTTGGTTTTTGCGGTGTCGGCCTTTTGCTGTTCGATGTCTAGGCGAGTAGTTGTCGCGCCTTTGTCAAATTCAAACTTCTTTTCATCAAGCAAGGCTTTTTCAGTATCAAGAGCTTTCTTGAACTCAAACCTAGCGTTATCAAGGTCGAGCTTAGACGCCCCTTCTCTTGTCAGCCTGTCAAGATTGGCGGCTGCGATTCTTAGCTTGTCTCTTGAGACATCAAGATTTCCAAGAAGTGATGTAGTTTTAGCTTCGGTTTGACCAATCTTTGAAGAGCCTAATTTTTCATAATAGGCGTTCATTTTTGGAACGTCGATGTTAGGGCTTCCGTCTTGATTGAAGCCTATCCATGCACCGGCATCGATTGCCTTGTTTATCGTCGATGCTCTCAGTGTGTTGGAAGTAGCTTCCGCCCTATCTCTAGCCTTCAGAAGTTCAGCGCGAGCAGAATACTTCTCAAGATTGTTGAGCATCTTGTCCGCCTCAAGCCGGTACTGCTTGGACTTGAAAGCAGGAATGACCGGAAACTTTGCTTTTGCGCTAGGATTGTCGAGATAGTCTCCAACCTGCTTGCTAAGATCCGAGAACGTCTTGAACTCATCAACCTGCGCCTGCCGCTCCTCGATGGTGTCGGCAAGCGTAATGTCCCGAATCTTGTTCTGAAGCTCCAGCCCCTGCCGTTGAAGCACGGATTCCGCAGTCTGCTGCTGGAACTGCTCCATCATCCGCTTCTGCGTCTGCGCGCGGTCATACAGCGATGCTCCGAGTTGAAATGCTTGAAGAGATTGGTCGGCCATAATGTTAGCGTCCGTAGATTGAAGAGCCGTACTCTGGGAACAAGCTCGTTGAAGTCGGCCCTAGCTCGGAAGTGTTCGTGGCAGGAATCGCGTAAAGCTCAGGATCGTTCATTGGATTGTACGAAGGCGACGGCCCACGTTGGCCAGCCATCAACCCCTGATACATTCCGTACTGCGACAGCGCGCCACCGGCAACACCGCCAAAATTGGTAAGTGCAGTCTGAGCCGCCTGCTGCATCGGAGAGGGAGCGGCAGCAACCTGAGCGGCAGTCAAATCACGGCCGTACATGGCCGACTGTTGCTGCTGAATCGCTCCAATGCGCTGCGCTGGCGTGATGAACATACTGCTCACCGAGAACGGCTGAACCATACCAAATGATCGTTGCTGCTGGATGAAGTTCTGAGCTTGAGCAAGACCTTGATTCTGAATCTGCATGCCGGTCAGACCTAAATCGCGAGCGGTCAGCGCACGACCGAATCCAGATCCTGCGCCAAATCCACCAGACAAAGCGCGTCCAGCGGTAGAACGCTGAACCTGAGCGGAGACTTCAGGCGAGATTTCACCCCGCAAAGCCGACCCAATGTTTGCGCCAGCTTGTTTAACAAGTTGGTCATAGCCAGGAATCGCGCGACGAAGCTGCGACTCAAGCTGAGACTGCTCAGCGGCGGTCGTCCTTTTTGCTAGATCAGTGGCCGACTCAAGCGACGCGATGTTCTGCTGAATCGCCTGCTGCTGTTCCTTGGCGAAATCAATCGGCTTCAGCTCAGGAACCTTCGGCTTCTTTCCACCAAACAGTCCACCAAGCAGACTTCCCGCTGCCGAGATGCCTGCTCCACCCAAAATTGCCGCTCCAATTCCTATTGGCATAAATTATCCTTTTGGTTCAGAACCATTGCGAGAATCCACCGCCATTTAATCCTACACCGACCATGCGTATCGTATGCACCGCATCGCCCAGATACTGCATCGTCTGCTCCTGCACAGCTTGAACCGCTTTAGCTTCGTAGGCCACTGCTTCCTGAATCAAATCGTTCTCCTCCTTGCGAATCGCCATGACCATCAGCTTGATGGCATCAGGACACGGAGGAATGAGGTAGTCGTTAACGCTCGTCGCGTTGATATGGCGCATCTTCGCCATGACCGTCACCGGCTTATCCTCGTCGTTATGGCAGCGGTCGGTGAGCAAGCTGCGACGGTACTGCGGCAAAGTTTCATCGGGGTCGTAAACTGCCAGATCGAGTTCGGACAACGCAGTCGCATCGTACTCGTACAATCGGCTCGCGGTGTTCGTCGCCTCACGGATAACGCCGGTAAGCTGAGTGAACTTCTTTGTCGATTGAACGTACGGCAAAGCGAGCGTCAGCTTCTCTCCGTCAATCCATGCGCCGCCGGACTGCGTTCGAATCCACTGACCGTTCTGATCGACTCCTTGCAAGGTGATGGTCTTGCCGACATCCGAAGCGTCGCCAGGGTAGACTCGAATGTAGCTGTTAAGACCACCAGACATGTCGCGGTAAGAGACGACAGTCCCACGGTCAATAAGCTGCTTACCGACGCAAGCGTCTCCTGAGTTGAGTAGTCCATAGCCGGTTTCTTGAAACTCGAACCATTGATTGCGGACGGTTCCGACTCCGCAGCAGTCGGCTACAGCTTCGATGGTTTCGATCTGACGCGGCCAAGTGATGCAACCGCCGACCGTATGAATCGTGAACCGCCCGTACGCACCAGCCCACAACCCCTTGTGTAGAAGCCTTCGACACGCTTGGTTGATGTAGTCGTAAACGCGCTGATCATCGACACATACGCCGATGACCCGAGCGATAGTCGAGCGGATGTCCTGAACAATCAGCTTCATTTGGTGTAGTAGACTCGGGCGGTTCGCTTGATGAAGTAAACACCGTAAAACGGCGGCAGGTTGTTATGAGCCGCTCCATCTCCAGTGGATGAAGTGGGGACATTCGCCGTGGTGCCGTACTGGACGCCATTGGCTCCGCCATTATTTGCATCCGCAGTGACAAGCGGAAAGAAATTGTGAGTGTGAGCAGGCATCTCTTGCACGGTCAGCGTGTGCTGATCCTCGCCGACAACGGCAGTCGAGGTGGCTGTCCCATTGACGTTGATGACTCCGCTTGCCGCAAAGGTTCCAGCACCGACCGGGAAGCGCGCCTGAAAAGCCGTGTCAACCTCCCACATCGCTCCGCTGTAATTGGTGACAGGGTTTGAAGTTCCATCGCCACCATCGTACGAAAGCAAGTCGTTGGTAGTGCCAACAAAGATCCGACGCTCGGAACTTGTTATCGAAACAGGATGCTTTCGGCTCCAATAGCCGCCGTTGAAGACCCACCAATTGCTATCTTCATCCAGCCACGGATAAACCTGATTGTTCAGCGCAGGAGTGGTCGATCCGAAATTAAAGAACGAGTTTCCAATCGCGCTGTTGAACGTCGCTTGAGTGCCGCTGATGATATCGTTGGCCAAGTTCTGGTAGTTCAGCGGACAATATCCAACCGGCAGACTCGGCGGAGTGAGCGTGATGAGCGTAAGGTTTGGCATGATTGTTAGGCTATTCCGATGTGTAGGTCAGCGGGTTGATATCGCAGACATCAAGCGGTGTGCAGGCAGGGAAGACCGTCCGGCACTCTCCAACACTCGACTCTTGGATGTCGTAGGCGTGAACTCGAAGACTCTTGACCCGACAGTACCCGATGATGTTCAACATGACCTGAACCTCGTAAAGATTCCGAGCGGGAGTGCTGATCGTCGCGTTGCACGGCGCATCCGATGGAGTCGGGAAGCGCATCTTGGGCCGATACTGCGGCTTGAAGTTCGTGAGCGGACAAAGATCAAAGCACTGCGTAACAGTCGCGCACTCGGCGAAGTCAATCCACTCGATCCAGCCAGGATACTGGTCAGGTCGATAGGTGACATTGAAGGAGACATCGCCTTCCAGCTTGTCGATGAACAAGTCGCCGGAATCGAGACGCTTCAGACCAAACGGAACCTCAAAGTTGTAGGCGCGAGTCTGCACCTGCCACTCGATTTCCTTCTTGGGAGTCTCGCTCAAGTTCATGTCGAACTTCTCGGACTTGGTGATTTCCCAAATCTGAATCGTGTCGTCAGATCCGCGAGCGATTGCGAAACAAGCGTCTCCGTAAGCGTTCTCGGTCTTGACGAGCTGCAACACGTTCAGGCCGGTCCAGATGCCAGCCCATGCCGGAGGAGCCTTCTTCCGCATCGAGGTGACAAGCTCCATATCCAACACAGATATGGCCTTATGAATCACACCCTCTGAATTGAAGCGAGGCTGAGAAGTCATCAGCACCCGATTGTCAAAGACGACGGCAGAACTGGCCCACAAGAGATTCGACTGATCGTTCTCAACGATAGGCGTCATCTCGCCGCTGATGGGCGTGTTACCCCAGTCGCTGAATGACCGACGAGCGATGATAAACGAGCGGATACCGTCGATAGCTCGGTAGAAGACATCGCCATTGACGGTGATGGCCGACCGTGCGCCTAGCGCGCCGCTGGTCAGCAAGCTGATGGCCTGAATGGGATAGTTCAGGTTCTTCCAAACATCGCGGTCTACAGGGGCTTGGACGCTGAAAACGTATCGAGGCGTGAAGACAAGAAGCGGTCCTTGACCAAGCGACGTATCTGGATCGCCGGGGACGGCCATTGCTGTGATGCCTCCTGAATCCGACGGAACCGAAAAGTCTCCGCCTTCATTAAGGAAGGTGTTCTCGGTTTCTTTGAGAACGCTGGCTCGCGTACCGTCTCCATAAACGATGTCGGTGGCTCGGAATGAAAAGCCGTTCGGAAGCGCGTACCAGATACGGCCATTGACGTAGGCCATAACTCTGCCGGTCTTAATCTCGTCATCCTTAGCTCGACGTAGGCTTGTCCCGTTGAAGATCAGCGGCTTGCTGAATCCATCTTGAATGACGGCGAAGTTCTCAGCTTGAACCATCCAGCCATCGAGCAGGTTGGACGGATTCTCTAGGTCAGGCGTAACACTGAGGTTCTGAGCGTTGTTTTGAGCGCAGTTGTAAAGCCACACTTTACCACTGATCATCAGCAGAATGAACGTGCGTCCATCGTCCGAGATGTAGGGCAGCGCGCATTGGAACGTGCCGGTCAGACCCTGAGGACCGTAGCATTCCTCCGACCACCCATCCGCTGTCACGTTCGTCTGATCAGCAGTAACCTCGGCGTTGTCAGCGGTGATTGTGACGCAGAGGTCGTAGTCTTTCTGAACGAAACCGGGGCGAGGCGAAATAAACCCCTCGCGAAAGTTGGCATTGACGGCGAACGCAACTTGATTCTTTTCCACCTCGGAAGGCATGACGCCGGAGTCGATGCCACCGTCAAAGGTGACAGATCCGTCCGTGTACCTGCGTGGTGCGCGTTCGCTCATGGTTTAAGCCTGAATCCGCTGGACGGAGAATGAAGAGCCTTGATCGACGTAAAGGTCGTGCGTGGTCGTGATGAAAATTTCGTAATAATCGGTTACCGAAGTCGCGTTATCAACGTAGTTGATGGATATCGGCTGAAATCCAGAGCTTGTTACGTTAAACGGAAACGATGCGATTATGTCGGAGCCGGTCTTGCGAATAAAAACTCTTACGGAGGCGGTGGTTGTCACCGCGTCAAGATTCAACACCACATCAATCGTGTAGTATCCGGTGTATGGAACCGTAAAACGACCCAGCGCAGAGTTGAACCCTGAAGCGGTGTCAATGCCAGCGTAAGAGGCTAATGGATAGGCGGTTAGGCTAAATGGATTTGTCGTTGTCGCTGTGGGCAAAAGCGGAGCATTTGCAGCCCCAATTCCAGTCACCCTCCGCGTAAACGTGACGTAGCTGAACGGAACAATCGAAGGCGCAGACAGCGTAATGTTTCCAGTCGAATTCGTGACGACAATCGGAAGTGTTCCGACGATTTCCTTCTGGAGATAGGCGGCTCCATCGCCCACCAGAATCTTGTTTGCCGGAGCGGTCGTCAGATTCGTTCCACCCTTAGCAATTGGCAACGTGCCGCTGATGTCGCCAACCGGAACCGTCGCAACGGTCGAGACGACGCCAGCACCACCCGATCCGGCGGTCTTCATGTAACCGGAGGCAAGCGAATCGAGAGCTGTCTCGTTCGTCAGAGTTCCATCGGCTGTGCGACAGATGTAAGAAGCTCCAACCGGCGCACCGCCAGACACACCGGCAGCACCCGTAGGACCAATCGCTCCAGCCAGCGTGATGAGCGAACCGGACGGAATCAACGTAGTCGGAACCGCATTGGCAATGCCAAGAACTCCAGCGGCGGGATTCTGCAAGGTCAACAGCAGGCCATCGACCGAGGTAACCTGCATGTAGCCAAGACCCTGAATCGAAACGAAGAACTGTCCGGCGACTGATTCAGGCAAAAACTCGGTGTTATCGACCGCAACCACAACCGATGCTCCAAGAGCGGGGACAAAAAATGCCGCAGTCGTGTAGGTGAACGAATCAATACCGTTCGTGCCATTGGTACCGTTAGTACCCGCTGCCCCTTGAGGACCAGGGATATTCACGACTACCGGCTCGGAGTCGCAAGGCTGGCAACAGCCGGATGAAGAAACAAGTTGCGACGGCATAATTTTCCTTTCGCAGAACCTCAAGTCCAACGACAACTAATGCAAGGCCA